AGCGCATGCTCTGGTCATTGCCAGCCACAGGCTCAGCGTTTAAGAAGGTCTACTATGATCCCAATTTGGGACGTCAGGTGTCGATGTTTATTCCTGCGGAAGATATGTATCTGCCGTACGGCACAACGGATCTGGACACTTGCTACCGCATCACGCACGTCATGCGCAAGACTAAGAACGAGATCATTAAGCTTCAGCAAGCGGGCTTCTACATTGATGTTGATCTGCCTGACGCACCCAAAGACTTGACCGACATTCAGAAAGCCAAGGACAAAGAGACTGGCTTTAGTGACTTGAACGACGACCGCTACACGCTGTATGAGTGCCACGTTGATTTGAACCTTGAAGGTTACGAAGACAAAGACGACTCAGGCGAAGAGACCGGCATCATGTTGCCATACGTTGTCACGCTGATTAAAGGATCTAACGACATCCTGTCAATCCGCCGCAACTGGAACGAAGACGATGACCTCAGACTCAAGCGCCAGCACTTTGTGCATTACCAATATATTCCGGGTTTTGGAGCTTACGGCTTCGGGCTTTTCCATCTTATCGGAGGCTTTGCTAAATCCGCTACATCCCTCATGCGACAACTTGTCGATGCAGGAACACTCAGCAACTTGCCCGGCGGACTCAAGACACGCGGCCTGCGAATCAAGGGCGACGATACACCAATCGCACCCGGAGAGTTCCGTGATGTAGACGTTGGTTCGGGTACGATCCGCGACAACATCTTGCCGCTGCCGTACAAGGAGCCAAGCGCTACGCTGTTTAACTTGATGCAGACCATCGTTGATGAAGGTCGTCGCTTTGCCGCAACTGCTGACATGAAGGTCAGCGACATGTCTGCGCAGGCTCCTGTCGGTACAACGCTGGCGCTCTTGGAGCGTCAATTAAAGGTAATGACGGCGGTGCAGGCTCGTGTGCACTTTGCCCTGAAGCAAGAGTTCAAACTCTTGAAGAACATCATCCGCGACTACACAGACGCTGATTACACATACACACCCGAGTACGGCACTCGCAAAGCTAAGAAAGCCGACTATGACTTGGTGGATATTATCCCCGTGTCAGACCCCAACGCTGCGACCATGTCTCAGCGCGTTATCCAGTACCAAGCTGTCATTCAGATGGCGCAGATGGCTCCGGACATCTACAACTTGCCAGAGTTGCACCGCGGTATGTTGAACGTTTTAGGCATCAAGAACGCTGAGAAGCTTGTACCAATTGAAGAAGACATGAAGCCGATTGACCCAGTGCAGGAGAACCAAAACGCACTCAAGGGCAAACCGCTTAAAGCGTTCTTGCATCAGGATCACGCCGCTCACATGCAGGTTCACATGATGTTGCTACAAGACCCGATGATGCAGCAGTTCATTGGCCAGAACCCACAGGCTCCCAAGATCATGGGTGCGATTACCGCGCACATTGCAGAGCACGTCGGTTATCAGATGCGCCAGCAGATCGAGCAGCAGTTGGGTATGCCACTGCCTCCAGAAGACGAGAAGTTGCCACCGCAGATCGAGATTGCGTTGTCCGGCATGATGGCTCAAGCGGCGCAGCAGGTGTTGATGCAGAACCAAGCCAAGGCGGCTCAGATGCAGGCACAGCAACAGATGCAAGACCCCGTCATGCAGTTGCAGATGCAAGAGTTGCAGTTGAAGGGGCAGGAACTGGAGTTGAAGAAACAAAAGATCATGATGGACGCTGCTGCCAAGGCCGACTCACAGGCTTTGAAAGAGCAAGAAGTCAGCGGCAAACTGGAGTTGGAAGCTCTTCGCACAGGTGCGCAAATCAAAGAGAGCGAATTCAAGCAACAGTTTGAACAAGAACGTGCCGGCCTACAAATGGGCGCCGACATCGCAAAGAATAAAGCCCAGATGGATTTACAAGCGCGTACTGCTGCGCTCTCAAATAGCAGCAAACAACGAGAGCCTAAATCATGATCCAAGACTTCGTACGCGTATTACGTGAAAAATTACGCACTGACATGAACAACTACGCCGATGACTTGGCTGGTGGGGGGTGTCGCACATTTGAAGAGTATCAAAAACTTTGCGGGGTTATTCAGGGTCTAGCCCTTGCAGAGCGTTATCTCCTTGACCTTGCACAGAAAGTTGAACAATCCGATGAGTGACATTGATCTCTCCCCCGGTGCTTTTGCACTGCCTGAACCCATCCAAGCTTTGGATGCACCTGAACCTGACTCTAGCGATGAGCAAAAAGCCACGCAGCTTCCTAGCCCTACGGGTTGGAAGATTCTTTGCGCTGTGCCAGATGTTGACGAAAAGATTGCAGGATCGAGCCTGTATAAACCAGTTGAGTTTATGCGCCAAGAAGAACACGCTACCACTGTGTTGTTTGTTTTGAAAGTTGGCCCTGATGCGTACGGAGACACTGCCAAGTTCCCCAACGGCGCATGGTGTAAAGAGGGCGACTTTGTGTTAGTACGTACTTACTCCGGCACAAGATTCAAGATCTTTGGCAAGGAGTTCCGTCTCATCAACGACGACCAAGTTGATGCTGTTGTGCAAGACCCTCGCGGCCTGACCCGCGCTTGAAAGGAAGAATATGGCTGAACAGTACAAGTTCCCCGACGAAATTGAAGACAAGAAAACCAACGAGGTTGAGTTTGAGATTGAAGGGGCAGATGAAGTAGAGATTGAAATTGAAGACGACACGCCCGAGCGTGACAGAGGCCGCAAGCCCCTAGACCGTGAAGTGCTAGATCCAACCGATGAAGAAATCGAGTCCTATTCTGACAAAGTCAAAGGACGCATTAAAGAGCTGACCCACGCCCGTCATGACGAGCGCCGTGTCAAAGAAGCAACAATGCGTGAAAAGCAAGAACTTGAGCGTCTTGCACAACAGTTGATTGAGGAGAACAAACGCCTCAAGCAAAACGTCTACACAGGACAGGAAGCTGTCATTGAGGGCGCTAAGTCTAAAGCTGAAACAGAGCTTGTTATGGCAAGGCGTAGACTCAAAGAAGCCCAAGAGTCCTTCGACACAGACGCCATCATTGAAGCCCAAGAAGCTGTGATGGACGCGAAGATTCGTGCAGAACAAGTAAAAAATTATCGTCCTACCCCTTTACAAGACGAAAATTTTGAGGTACAAACGCAACAAGCCCAACCTTCAAGGGCTGAACCGGACGAAAAAACTCTGCGCTGGCAGGCAAAAAACCAGTGGTTCGGACAGCAAGGGTTTGAGGAATACACCAGCTACGCACTAGGGCTGCACCAAAAGCTAGTCACAAACGGAGTGGATCCCCGCTCTGCTGAATATTTCGATCAAATTGATGGTCGCATGAAGTCAACGTTTCCTGATTTATTTGGGCAAACAAACGACAAGCCAAGGTCTGGTGAGGTTCAAAAACGACCTACGACAGTGGTTGCCTCTGTATCTCGTTCTACGAGTGCAGGAAAAATTAGGCTAACTCAAACGCAAGTGGCGTTAGCTAGAAAATTTGGTTTAACCCCGCAGCAATACGCTGCACAAGTAGCAAAGTTGGAGAATTAAGATGGCTGAAACTATTGACCGCTCAAATCGTGACAGTAAGTCGCGCGATAAATCCGCTCGTACGGTATACGTACCACCGAGCAACCTGCCCGATCCGACACCTGATCCAGATTACACGTTTCGCTGGGTAGCGACTCATGTGCTAGGTCAGCCATTAGCCAACAACGTGTCCTTACAGATGCGTGATGGTTATGAGCCGGTGAAAGCAGTGGATCATCCGGAATTGGCTTTGTTTGGTAACAACGCAAACGGCAATGTGGAAATTGGTGGGCTGATGCTTTGCAAAGCCCCCAAGGAACGCGTCCAAGCCCGCGCTGAGTACTACAACAACCAAGCTCAAAACCAGATGGATTCAGTTGACAACCATTTCATGCGAAATAATGACCCTCGGATGCCCTTGTTTGCTGACCGCAAGTCATCATCAAGTCGCGGACAAGGATTTGGTTCTGGTTCTAAATAATTTATAGGAGTCTTTATGGCTTATCCGGTAATTGACGCCCCTTACGGGCTAAAACCGATCAACTTGATCGGAGGTCAGGTATTTGCGGGTTCTACTCGTGAATACGCAATCATCAACAACTACGCTACGAACATCTTCTATGGTGATCTCGTGGGCTTGGTTCGCGGTAACTTAGAGCGTCTTTCTGTAACTACTGGTACGCTGGGTACAGTAGCGGGTGTCTTTTTGGGATGCTCGTACACTAACCCGCTGACCAAACAGAAAACGTTTTCTCAGTATTATCCAGCAAGTACTGCTGCGGGCGACATTATGGCTATCGTTTGTGACGATCCTGACACTGTGTTTTCTGCTGTTGTTTGCTCGGCTACTACTGCTATTGCTTCTGGTGCTCGCGCAATGATCGGCCAAAACGTGGCGATGATTAACAACACTGGTAACACTGCAACTGGTAATTCAAAGAACGCAGTTCTAGCTCCAAGCGATACGCCTGCAACGACAGATGCTCTGCCTTTGCGTGTGTTGGGTTTGAATCCAAATACTTCCGTTTCTCTTGGTACTGCCACATTCACAAGCATTTCAACTGCCACAATCACTTGTAGCGCAATTCCTTTTGCGTTACCTGTTGGTACGGATGTAGGCTCATTGGACTCTAACGGCAATTACATTGCTTCAGGCTCCTTTGTAGATACAGCAGCGGCGGCTGGTGCAACGACTGTGATTTTGAATCAAGCCCCCATCACCGCTTTTGGTGCAGGCTCAACATTGGTCTTTAATCAATTCCCAGAAATTCTGGTTAAATTGAATTTTGGCCAGCACGAGTATTACGCAGCAACTGCAACAGCATAAGGAGCTAAATCATGGCTATTTCACGCGCACAACTACTTAAAGAACTGCTCCCCGGCTTGAACGCTTTGTTCGGCTTGCAGTACGCCACCTACGGCGAAGAGCACAAAGAACTCTACGAAACAGAGAAATCTGAGCGTAGCTTCGAAGAAGAGACAAAACTGTCTGGCTTCTCTGCTGCTCCTGTCAAGAACGAGGGTTCTGCCATTGCTTATGACAATGCGCAGGAAGCGTTCACGGCTCGCTACAACCACGAAACCATCGCCTTGGGTTTCTCAATCACTGAAGAAGCGGTTGAAGATAACTTGTACGACAGCTTGTCTGCTCGCTACACCAAGGGTCTGGCTCGCGCTATGGCCTACACCAAGCAAGTTAAAGCTGCATCCGTCTTGAACAACGGTTTCAGCAATGCTTACGCTGGTGGTGATGGTGTTGCTCTGTTCTCTACAGCACACCCATTGGTGTCTGGTGGTACCAACAGCAATCGTCCTTCTACCAATGCTGACTTGAATGAAACATCGTTGGAAAACGCTGTGATTCAGATCGCTGCTTGGACTGATGAGCGTGGCCTGTTGATCGCCGCTAAGCCTAAGAAATTGATCGTGCCTCCAGCACTTCAGTTCGTTGCTACTCGTTTGCTCGAAACCAACCTCCGCGTTGGCACTGCCGACAACGACATCAACGCGTTGAAGAACAACGGCTCGATTCCTGAAGGTTACACAATTAACCACTACTTGACCGACACAAACGCTTGGTTCTTGACAACTGACGTACCTAACGGCTTGAAGCACTTCGAGCGTATGGCGTTGTCCACATCTATGGATGGTGACTTCGACACAGGTAACGTTCGTTACAAGGCCCGTGAGCGTTATAGCTTCGGCTGGTCTGATCCATTGGGCGTCTTTGGCTCCCCCGGTTCAACCTAATAAAACAGCCCCACAAGGGTAAGTTTGAGGCCACCTGCGGGTGGCCTTTTTATTGTCACAAAGTTAAACTACGATGGACTTGCAGCCGTTGTGGTTGCATAAACACAGGGGCACATCATGAAATTTGAAATGGAATTTGGTTACTTTGGCAACAACAAAATCTCTATTGAGACTAACGACTTTGACATGATTCAGATTTTTCAAGAATTTGTTCAGTTCCAAGAAAACTACGGCTGGGCTGTTGAATACGTAGCCGTGCCTGATGATGACGAGTTTGACGACGAAGACGACACAGAAGAAGAGTTGGATGGCGCTGTGGCTGAAGCCGCCGCAGAAGCTGCTGACAAAGAGTAAACATATCTCAAATTGAGATATGGTCAGGGGGCTTCGGCCCCCTTTTTCTTTTTGGCTTTCTTGGCAATACGTTCGTCGTGATGGTGTATGCGGTGGCAGTTGGCACAAAGGACAACGCACTTTTGGACTTCTTCCATAGCCCGTTTAAACGCACGGTTTTTTACCAGCTTGTTGACAGAGGCCTCTTTGGTATTGCTGTCTGTGTGATGGAAGTCAAATGTGGCAGGGTGGTTTTGTCCGCACTTTACGCAGGCTAATGTAGCTTTAAAGCTACGCCACTGATCTTTATACGCCTTGGCAGAAGCTTTACTTGCGGCTATTACAGTCGCTTTATTTTTTTCGTAGTACGTATTTGCGTACGTCTTTTGTTTAGTTTGCTTAACACTTTTATCTTTATACGGCATGTTTGATCCGATACCGCCAGTACAACGCCGTTTTGAAACCCCAAGGTTTAGATGGCTCAAACATTTTGAAACCTATAGCTATCAAACTGTTTGCAGATGCAGGGTTTTCGTTGGTGTCCGTAATGACCCAGTTCATGCCTAAAGCTTTGGCCTTGCGAATACGCGCTTTAATAAGCCTCTTCTGAAGCCCGCGTCCACGGTGAGCGAGTACAACACCTGCCCTACAAAGATACATGGTATCAGACCAACGAGTAGAGGGAACAACACCAGCGAACCCAACAGCCTCACCATCCTGTGCATAAGCGACATACCAATGTCCTTGTGTAATTGGGTAAATTTTGTCTGCGGGAAGACACGTTTTTTGAAGCAACGTTAATAGTTGTACCACCTCTGGCTGGCGAGTATCGACAGTAACAATGCGGTATTTCATGC